TACATTTAGAGTTCCATTAAAATCACCATTTATAGTGATGCTTTCTGAGAGAAATTGTTTAAAGTTTTTCATATCAGCAGTTCCACGCTCTAAGGGACTTATTGATTCTGCTATCTGGATCTCTTGCCGTTTTAGCAGAAGTTAACTTCTTTTTCATACCTTTCATTCTTGCACAGAATGATGCTCTCCTTTTGTTACCTTTCTTTTTAGATGGTGCTTTTAGGTCAGAACCAGGATTTTCTCTTTCATAAGACTTGCGTCCTTTTTCGTTGAGTCCTCCGGATTTATTTTTACCAGACTTTTTAGTCCAGGCAGCACCTTCTTCTAATTCATCTCTCCAATCAGAGAACTCTTTTTTCTTAATTTTTGTTTTGAACTTTCCAAATGGTGTGGGCAGTTCTTCTCCATAATCTCCAGTCTTCTTTTCTACTTTATCATTAGGATCTACATCACCATCGACATCATAATCTATTCTCTTTACTGCTTTTTTCGTAAGTGTTTTAAGATTTCCACCACCAATTTTCGATTCTTCTTTTTCTTCATTTGCTTTTACGCAACGATTGTAAGTTTTTCCAAAGAGTTTCTGGATTCCTTTTTTCTTGTAACCCTTCCAGCACTTTTTTCCGGATTCGTCGATAGTTTCAATCTCCTCTTCCATTCTTTTCCTTTTTTCATATGCCTTTTTAAGCAGTCTTTGTTTGGCATCATAGGCTCGTTCGTTAGGACCATCATCTGCCATCCATCCTACCATTCTAGAATTCAATCTATCAAGTAATTCTTTTGGTGCTCGTCTATTGTCAACTTCCTCTTTATTAAACTTCTTATCAGTCTTCAATCTTGCAGCAGCAACTTTTCCAGAGGGGGTTCCTTCACGATTCATACCGTCAATACTTTTTTGTGCTCTTGATTTTTGCTGATTTTCCTCCTTTTTATCAATTTTTGCTTTCACCTCTGCTTCACTTGCAGCATTTGAAGGTCTTTTCTTTGCAGGTCTTGTTTTCTGAACCTGAAAAGCATCACTTGTACCATACTTTTGTCTTCTTTTATTTGCAGATCTTTTTGCTCCATCCATAGTTAAGTTGTCACCACTAACAACACTCTTTTGTTTTTTAATGGTAACATCATCATTAGGATTACCATCACCACTCTTGAATGATGTTGAAACCACACGGTATCCTTCTTCGACTTCCTCTTTCTTAAACTGAGGATGATCATCGAGTTTCATACCATGCTTTTTCTCAAGGAGTTTTTTCTGTGCAGCAGATTTTTCTGGAGTCGAACGAGGACTTGGATTGTTCAGCAGACTCATTCTCGCTGCGTTCTTACTGAGATCGGAATACTTATCCTCACCCATCAATTTAGGACCTTTCACTTTTTGTTTAGCAATCTTAGATCCTTCATCTCCAGTTTCAGTTCTATTTCTGATCTTTTTTTTTCTTACTTCTTCTCTATGTTTTTGGGGATTAATTTCAAAAGATGCCTCAGCAACTAAAGGTTCTGCTTTGATAATATCAATGAACTCATATTCGGTTGCTTGAAAATCATCTCTCCAATTGGAAAACTCCACTGATTCTGATTTATTTCCCCAGTTAGCAGCACCAACCTTACGACACTTTACAAGTGCTCCAGAAGCATATGCAGAGGGCCAAACACTATATCTACTCTTGACCTTCTTATAACAGGCATCTTTTTTACCACTACCCTTACCTTTCTTATCATTTGCTTCAATAATCTCTAGTTCTTCTTTTTTCATTTTCTTTTTTGGTTTATCGGTTGATACATAAGTTGGTTTTTCGGCACCAGATTTTTCTTGCTGTCCCGAATCTGCTGTCTTCTTTCTTCTTGCTGCAGATTTTCTTTCTGCTTTTGTCATACTGTCATATTTAGAACGAGATACACACTTTGGCACTCCTTCACCAGGTTCATCACTTGCACATGTTCCACCTGTAAGAACATTTACCCAACCAGGTTTTCCTTTCTTACCCTTTTTACTTTTTGATTTGGATCCTTGGAACCAATTAAAAAGAGATCCTTCACTCATTCCACCACCATCTCCATTAGTAGTTTCTCCATTATCATTATCACTATCAGTTTGATCATCTCCATTTTCTTTACGAAGATATCCACTAGATGCCACACGATATCCCAATGGAATTCGTTTGCATTTTTTGTCTGTATTACAATAATAATATCCTTGCTTACATTGTTTCATCAATGAAAAGTAGTTTATTCTTTATTATTTAGAAAACCTTGCTTGAGCATTTTTTGGAGTTCTGATGTAGACCCAACAAACACCGCATTATTAGTAACATTATTTGTGGTCTTCTTAGTTTCGTCCTCTACTTCTTTTAGTTTCTTTTGTAAATCAATTAACTTATCAGTAGTATCAGCAACACTCTTAATCAACTGCCCTGCGACCTCATATGCCCTTGGACTGCCTCCTTCCCCTGCTACCTCCATAATGCCGTTAATTGCCTCCTGGCCCTTCTCTATGAGGGAGTAGAGGTTCGCTCGACTATAGATATAATCTTTCTCTATATCATCATCCTTCGATTTTATAATCTCAGGTTTTTTAATTGGTTTTGACTCGACAATATCACTCTCAATATTCAGAGCCTCATCGATTGAATCATAATTATTATTCATATCTATTAAATGTCAGATTGTTGGGTAGGACTATAATTTTTAGAATCTGAGAAAAATTCCCAACTCTCATTAAATCCAAAATCATCACCTGGTTCAACAGGACTTCCTGGTGGAATAGACTCTGGTGTAACTGTGTATCTAACTTCACGTTTTGCAGTTTTAGTATTGGTGTCACTATACAAATCAACTTGAACCTTACGAATAAGACCATCGGAAGAATCGGCAATAGGACCAAATACGTAAGTCTTTGCAGTAAATCTAATTCTATAAATTAATGCTCTTCTTACAGAAAAATCCCCTTCATAATCATCCTGAAAATCAATATTATCCATAACTATAGGTACATCTTTTTTCTCACCAATAGAATCTACTAAATCTATTGATATATTGAATGATGGTTGAAAAAATGGTAAGATTTGTTCGACAATTTGCAAAGCATCGTCATTTAATTTTGCATAGATACCCAATTCGAAAGAAATATTGTAAGGAACAGGCATATATACTTTCTTTACACTTCCATCTTTTTCACATGTTCTGAAAGTTTGAGTAATTCCTGTTTTTCTTGAAGGATCATATTGCAACCCGGTCATCTCAAATGACATTCTCGGTAGAGTAATTGCAATAGGTTTTGAAAGATCCGCCTGTTGTTGAATTTTTGCTAAAAACTTTTGTGTTGGTCCATAACTCAAACCTACTTTGGTTTCGTCAGCAACACTCCCATCTTTATTTAAATGTTTAATGTAAATATTATTAAACAGTGTTCCAAAACCAATAATAGTTTTTCTTATTATTTCATTATAAAAATAAGTACCTAACATTAATATTCTCCAAAGGGATTTTTCTCAGTAAAATCTAATATATTATCTGCTTCGGTCTCAAATTCTTCATTTCTATCGTATGATTCTTCATAACTATTATTATCATATGATTTAAGTATATATCTTGCAGAAGATGCTGAACCAACAATAATTTCTCCAGGAGAAAATTGTCCATTATTAATTGCAACTCTAAGATCACCAGGTGGATTATTAATATCCAAATCTGTACGTAAATTATAATCTCTAACTTCTGCAGTTGTTCCAGAAAGAGAACCAGTAACAGTTTCGCTATAAAGATATGTTCCACCAATACTTATCGTAGAAGCAGAAGAAATTTGTACTACTGGTGCTTGAGTATATCCAAATCCAGCATTTATTATTTGGATTCCTGTAACTTTTCCGGTAGATGAGTTAAATACTGCCTTTGCAATCGCAGTTTGACCAATTGAAGGACCAGCAATAGTGACAGTCGGTTCAGAGTAATATTCAGAACCATTATTTGTTATTGTGAATTTACTTATGGAACCATTTGTAACTATACAAGTTGCTGCAGATCCTGCACCTCCACCTCCAGTAATTGTTATCAATGGAGGGTTTGAAATATTATATCCACGTCCTCCAAATGTAATTTCTATAGATTCTATAGACTTTGCACCACCGATAGATGTTGTAATTGCAACTGCAGTTGCATTATCTTGAGGATCTCCAGTTGGTGAACCTGAAATATTAATTGTTGGTATTGAAGAATATGAAGATCCGTCATCATTTATTGTAATTTTACTTACAACACCATCATCAATTGATGAAGTTGCTGAGGCATTTGTTTGATTTCCTCCTAATATTAAAGATGTAATGTATCCCTCATCTTTTACAGTTTCATCAATTTCTGTAATTGATGTATCAATATCTTCATTTTCATATTCATAAAGTTCACATTGCAATTCGTAAACATAATTTTTTCCTAATTGATAAAAAGGTTTTTCAAATTCTACTCTTTTTATTTCGAATAATCTTTCTCCCAAAGGAAAATAAATTAAATCTCCTTCTTTTGGTCTAGATGTTAATTCAATATCATAATCTTGAATGTTTTTATCATCAATTCCTTTTTGCCTTGTCTGAAGAAATGGTGTTATAAATTCTTCAAATCTTTCTTTCGAAATAACTAAATTGATTTCATTTTTTAATCTTAAACCAAATTTAGTCATTATGTCACTACCAGGAGAATATCCTTCATAATTTTCAAGATATGCCTCCAATATAAAACTATCATCAAATTTTGATGTTTCTACCTCATTTAAAATATTATCGGACCTCAAGAACTTTCTGGGAAGATAATAAACATCTATACCATATATTTTTAAATGTTCATTTATTAAATCTTGGATCAAGTATTGTTCATTAGAAGAACCTTGTAGAAAAAATGGATTTAATGCCATGATTATCCTATAAAATCTAAAGGTGGTAATTCATATTCTGATGACATTCTTTGTTTAATATCATCCAAATCTCTCTGAGCGTCATCATACATTTGTCTTCCATTTAATTCAATTCCTCCAGGGAGTCTAACTCCATTAAATTTTATTAAATTTTGACCCCATTGTCTTTTTATAAGTGCAGTCAAATATTTTTTTACAAATGAGTCATTATATATTTGAGTAAAAGACTCTGGATCCAATGCTCTATAGCAATCTATAACAAAAAATGTATCTTTATTTTGTGCTTTCCAATCTATATCCAAATATAGTCTATCTTGTCTTTTGTTGAATCTTACTTGCTTATCTGTAGTTAATAAAAAATCAATATCTTCTAGATATCTTTTTGTCATTGAATAAGTCAATAAATCAACAGAACTAAAATAATATAAATCATTTAAAAACAGTTGATATTTAATACTAAACATTCCTCCAGATATTGTACTAGTATCAAATTTAAATATTTTTTCAATTCCTATCACAGAATCTGGAACTTGAATATAATTTGAATTCTCATAAAAATTAAATGTAGTTGCAGTCCCTACTATTGTTGATGTTCCGGTTGTTGTTACAATTCCAACTCCATCAGTTCCACTTGCTCTACCTCTATCAATATCGTCCTGAGAAACTTTATATTTCAAATACATTTTTTCGACACCATCATAATGACGTTCGTTAAAATATTGAATAGTATCGTCAAGCAGATCATCGATCTGTTCATCAGCAACATTAATTTCTAATACAGGAGCACCCAATTGTCTTAAACAATAATCAATTAATCCTTGTTTTGTATTTGGTTTAGACACTAGTATTCTCCTCCATCAATAGTGCTTGTCCATACAGGAGTTCCTATTCCTGCAATTTCTAGTGTTGTTAGTATATAGTTACTTGTTGAAACTGAAGATTCTGTACTAAGTCCACTAACAAGTTTTCCACTATTATCAAAATAGGCAACTCCATTTGGTCCATCATAATCATCAGCATCATAATAAAGACCTTCAGTTACGGATACAAAACCAACAACATTTAAACTACTTAAACCATTTAAAAATGTAGATGTTCCGGATACAAATAAATCATTGGTACTTGTTATTCCAGATACAAATACACTATCATTAATATCTACAAAACCATTAAAAGTTGATATACCAGATATGAATAAAGAATCTGCAAATAAAGTATTTGAGAAAAATCCATTTCTCCATCTTTTTGTTTCACTACCTAAATCATAAGAATTATCATCATTTGGTGTTAAATTTGATATAAACTCACCACCAACATTAATATCATCAGTATCTTGATCACCAATATTAATTGTGCCACCTCTAAAAGTAGCAACACCTATAAATTCGGATGATCCTTGAACATAAAAACCACCACCAACGGTAAGATTTTTATTAATTCCAACACCACCATCAACCTGAAAAGCACCAGTGTCTGGGTTACCTAAAGTATTTTCAATAGTTCCTTGAACTAATCCACTATTAAAAGTTGCTGAAGAAAATACTGATAGACCTGCTCCAACAGTCAAATTTTTATCAATTCCAACACCACCATCAATCTGAACAGATCCTGTATTAGAATCTCCTAAAATATTATCAGTAGTATTTGTATAGTAAGCAATTCCACCAATTGTAGACGATGCAGAATCAATGACACTTGTCATTATAAAAGTCCGAGTCGGAAGATCCCAAACAAGAATTAATCCATCTTCATTCCTTAAAGATGAATTTACATCATCTAAATTAATTAATAATGTTGGAGGACTAGATGCATTCGATAAAACACGAACTACATTTTGACCACCTACTCTAGCCTTTATGGTAGACATTATCTAGTTACTCCTGGTCTTACCAGTGCAGATCCTTCTATTAATTTTAAAATTTGTCCAGTAAAATTTGTAGCTTTAATGTCATATACATATCTCCCCTCCTTTAAATTTGCAGTTTCAACATCAGTTAATAAAATTTGTAATTTTCCATCTGATGGAGGTTGTATAATCGTACAGGCAAATTCAACTGCGGTAGAACTACTATATGTTTTTCTAAGTTGAGCTTCAATTGTATAGTTTGACAAATTTAAAGGGTTAGTTGTTGATGTATTTTCCAACTCAAAAGTAGTATTAAAATCAAATCCTTGCTCAATTACTATATTTGATACAAATACTGCCATTATTCAGATGAGCATATGTTCCTTTAAATATTTATATTAAATAATAAATCATATTATTTTTTGAGAAAATCTTTCAGGAGATTTTTTATTTCCTGAATATCATTTTTCATTTCATCAATTTCTTTTTTTTGGGCTTCTTTAGAATTAATTCTGTTAATTCTTTGATTATAACTGATAGTATCGCAATTTATAATAGAACCAGTTTCCTCATCTCTATAAAGATGAGGATGGTCTTTAACTTTTACTAATTTTTTCATTTCACTGCAATTGCTCTCAGATCTCTAATAATTGGGGCATTTGATTGATCTGTTCCTGCCATGATAATTTTAATCGCAAATCCACTAAAATCTGGAAGATCATTTGCAGTGAATTCATATTGCAAAAACTGTCCATCTGAACTTGCAGGAACTTCAATATCTTCTCTTCCATTATTTAATACAGGATCTATAACTTCTAAATCTCCATCTGAAGAGGACTTTAGATTTTCAAATCCAGGAAATAATTCAAATTCTTGCGGAACTTCTGAAGAATCATCTCTCACTAAATTATAAAGAACTCTAATATCAGAGGAAAAAGGTCTATATGCAGTTAAAATGACTTTTAAAGAAGATGCTGGTTTAGAAAGAGTTGTTACATTAGATACATAAATTGCAGCATGTGGGTCATTTTGCGAAGAACCAACTAAAGAACTTAATTCAAAATTATCTACGGGTGCATTTAAGAAGTCAGAAGAAAACTCTACTGTAGAATCATTTAAGAAAATGATTGGAGAAAGATTTTCATCAGTAGTACTTAATGTTAAAGCAGAAGTAAATGATCTTCTTCCTGATACATTATCAAATGCATTTTGATTTAACTCATTTACTCTAGAACATATCATTCTAAAAGAACTTAATTCATTATTTCCGTCTAAAGAAATAGGTTCGACTTCATTTAGTAATTCGAATGATGTTTCTGATCCATCTATACTAGTAGCTGTTGTTGTCCTAATAACACCAGTTACAGATGTTTCTTTTCCTGGAGAATTTATATCAAATTTAGGAGTTAATCTATTATATGTAAGATTTTCAGTTGCTCTTATTTGAGATCCACCACCTTGAATTTGACTCGAAAAAGATACTTGTGGAAGTGTGCTATCAGAAGATCGATTCAATCCATTAGAAGATCTATCAATTTCAATAAAATATTGGTCTGCAGAAATTATAACATCAGAAATGTCGTATGTTACTCCATTAATTCTTCTTAATGACATTCCAACAAATTCATATTTACTTATTGAAGAATTAATATCATGATCTTGGATAACTCCTTCAACTCCTCTACTTTGTATAGATAACTGATTTGAAGTGACTGAATTATAAGAAATTATTTCATCACCAATTTTAACATAACCCAAATTGCTTCCATCAACCGCAAAACCTTCAAAAGTTTCAAATATTGAAGAATCTTCAACTTGAATTGATGTTGTATTTGTAGATAATAAAGTTTCAGTTAAAATTGTAGGGCTGACATCAGATTCAACATCATAAATTTTTAATTTATTATTATTAGCAAACATTCCATGGTTGAAATGATTTACCTGCAAATAATTGCCAGATTCTACTCCTGTTCCTTCTATTAATCTAGTAATGACTGTAGAACCTAAAGAAACTATTGTAGATTCTGTATCAGCATAACTTAATCCAATACCAACTTCAAATGCTTTTCCAGATCCCAATTCACCTTGAACATTTGTAACATATAAAGTATCTATACCAGCAATTTCAGAAATAGTTATGACACCACCAACACCAGTAAACGAACCATCACTATTATCTATTGAAACTATATCACCAACAGCATATCCAAATCCTGGATCTGTAATAGTCACTGAGTTTATTGTGCCAACACCACTTACACTAAAATTAAGTTTTAATCCACTTCCATTACCTACAATTGGTTTTGTAGAAACATCTGTTTGACCTTGATAATTTTCTCCTCCATTATCAATTGTTACTGCTGAAACAGAACATCCAGTAGAAATAATGTTTGCCGAACTTCCTTCAATTGATCCAAAAATTTTTCTTCCTGGTGAAAGAATATCAATTAATGAATTACCTGTGGGAACAGTAGTAATTCCAATTACTGCTGCCTTAGGAAATGTGTTTATGGCATTAGTTTCTAAAATTTTAATATAATCATTAGATTCACCCAAAGGTGGATTTCCAAAGAATGCTATTCCAGTATTGGAAGTAAACTGTGCTTTATAAAGTTTAAATTTCAGATCTGATTCTTGTTCCGGAGTCCAAATAGAACCATTCTGAGATTTAAACAAACTACCAACTGCAAATTGCTTGGTGTACCTAGTAGATCCAGAAGTATTAGGATTTACAGTATCTTCTCCAATCTTTGCAGTCCATACTTCATACTTATCTGATGTTGGTGCAAGGAGAACTAAAGCATATTCTTTTCCTGGTGCTAAGAATATTGGATAATTGAAAGTAACTGTTGTTGCAATTTCACCATTTGAAGATATATTAATATCTTCAGGATATAATGTTACAGGTTCACCTAAAAGTGTTAATGTTGGAGTTCCCAATTCAACTGTTCTTATTTCAACAATTAGAGGTTCATTTCCTGTTGGTTTATTTGCAACAAATATATCAACAGCAGTTAGATATGCTCCATTATCATCATCATTTTGACCATTAAAATTAGGTGCTTGAATATCCTTACCGACAGTAAAGGATTGAGCCAAAGGATCTCTTCTTACTGCGGTAACAGAAGTTCTTCTAGATTGAATTGTTCCTTCAGCAGTATATGTTGTATTACCAAAAGAATTGCTACTGCTTTCAGAAATTTCTATTGTATTATTTTTGGAACTTGTAAGTTTGAAAGTCTTTTTACCAGTTGAAATTCTAAGATTTGGTACTATAATAGAATATGGATCTTTTATAAAGAATGAACCAAATAATGTTCCATCAACATCAGAAACTAGTCTTAAATCTTTAACATAAGCAATTGCTTTGCTACTTTGACCAACTATTTTAGCACCTGTTTTAA